ACACTTATTTTAAAACCTCGGTGATAAAATATTCATGTTTGTAACATAACCCAGTCCATCTTTATTCTGACACGCATTACACTCTAGCTTGTTCTAGCATCATCATGCAGTCGTTAATCCCCACTTCAATAGCCTCATCTAACTCTGCGCCTTCGGGGTACGATTGTTCCCAATCTGGTAGGCTCGCCAGTGGATGCACCCTATGCTTCTTGATACCCTCGACTGTAGCGCACATACCCTCTATATCGTGCTTGTCCCCTCCCATTAGGAAGCAGCTTACCAGTGCACCACACATTCCCAGACTATGTGCATTCCACTTGAAACCCATCTTGGGCGAGGTCAGCACATTGCGGCATGCGACGAGATTGATCTTGGGCACCCGTTCAACAAACTCCTTCTTGATCCTGGGAGCATCCTTGCCGTTCCAACTCTTGCCGTCTTTACCTGGCACCACTGTACCCCGGTAGACCCGTTCAGCTATACCGAGACCGCCATCCCGCCTCGAGATTCGACCCAGGTTCCTCAGGTGCTCCGCTGCCCTAGGTGTGAACTTGCGCTTAAGCCACTGCCTACTGAACCGGTCCAATATTTCTCCAAACAATACCGAATCCACACCCGTTGTCTCTCTGCGTGTGGCCCAGTTAGCTAGGAGCGCAATGCGGTCTTTAGGAGACATCTGGCCCAACCATGACCCGGCATTGACCAGTTCAAGCACAAGCCCGACTCCTGACCTGGACCAGTCGGCCAGCTCGGCCATCGTGGCCAAGACTGACTCCTCAGAACCAGTGACGCTCGTCATATATTTGGGGGCTCCTAACTTCATCAGCTCTATGATGTAATCTTCTTCTCGATTACCGAGTACGATTGGTAGCACTCCATTCTCCGTCTGCTGCAACACTACCTTCTGATCCATCTGCAACCCACACCAGCCTACCATGACTATCCGCTGCACAGCCTCGGCCACTCGAACTCCCCACGGCATCCCGGACAGATTTTGACAACTGCTCGTTTTAGTCATCATCACGGCCATTTGCGCAATAGGGTCATCCGCCCGGCACTCCCCATCTAATACGGCACCAATTAGGTCAAACCACTCATCCCTGATCTTGCCTACTCTAAACCAGTTGGTGGCCACTTGTTTCATGGCTTCTCGGGCAACCCGGTGTGCACCCTGCTCGTCTTCCCACTCGTTGAGCAGTCTCACCCCTAGTAGGTACGATATCACATGCTTTCTTTTTAGCTTGCATTCACCGAGCAATCCGGCAGCACACTCTCGTAGCGGCTTAAGGTTCCCACTGAGGAACACATCCCAAGCGGCACGCTCGTAACTGGGGTCACTTCCTGGCACCTGCACTACGAGGTGAGGTAGTATGTCATCGAAGTGACACATCAGCCTTTTACTAGGTCGTGATGACGGGTACCCCATCTTTTCATCACGCCACTTAGCTACTAAAGCTGAAACGCTAGTTGACGACAGCATGTGCAGTGATAACAGTATGTCTCTCTCGGCCAAAGTGATGGGCTCACCCATAAATGTCCCGCTCCCTAGCACACCTTGTCGCACTTTGCGCATCACTAAGTCCCACCTATTTCTACGCACATAGTACAACAACCTGAGCCGCCCTGTTGTGTCACTCTTCAGCCCATACATCTTCCAGTGTAGGAGTAGGCCTAGTGTAAATGCTTCGTCTTCCCCACCATGAGCAGCCAGTAATGCCTGTCCATCTATATCTTCAGACATGTCAAAGGTCTTGCCTATACCTTCGAGTGTTAGTGGCCAATTGTCCAGGCTTGGTATAGCCCCATCAGCTGCGCAGGTATTATCTACTAAGTGTGCTGCAGTGGCAGCCCAGTCATTCATAGTGAATCCATACCCCCTGTAAGCCTTCAGCCCCTGCGCATTGATTTGGTAGTCAAGGACGGCACGGGGCAACCTTCCGCTCTCGTACATGCCAACCAGCTCAGTTAAATCGCACCACTCCGTCCCCCCGACACCAGGCGGGAGTGAGCATTCTGGGTGTAGCAATCTTGGTGCTCCCAGTTCTACGTCCATGCTCTCCGCTATCTGGTATATCACCGTGCGCATGTGTTCATTGTCCTGCACGGTGATCACTGGCCGCCCCGGTCCTTCAGCTGCCTCCAGGTGCCTCTTACTGATACGGGCAGCACACTGCTCTGCTTCGTCTCGGAGGCGCAGGTTCTTCTCGAAAACGCCATCTTCCAGACTCAATATTGCCAGGCACGGTATTTGGCAGATCTTCAGAAGATTGACGCTGTGGCTCAGCAGTATGGCGGGCTTGCTTGGTGTCAGCACTTGCAGCGCCTTGGCCATCATGCTACTCATCTCGGCCATAGCGTTTTCATACTCGTCACCATCAGCCAGTTTCCTCAGTGCATCCGCAGCCAACCTCCGCTTAGTACTGGGAGTTATCAGACTATCGCAGTCTATCCACCCCTCCTCCTGAGCTAATGTGGTCTTCCCATGCCCCATTGGCATAACTACCCCGTACAATGGACACTTGTCTAAACCCCCGAATACCATGTCTGTCTCGGGTTGAGGTAGAGTGGGCTTGTCACCGGGCTGTCTGGACCGGTGTTTGAGCTTCTTGTGCCTAGTCTTGTCTTCTGAGCTCATCCTGTCCTTCCGACTCCCATCCTTGCTGCTATGACTGCGACTTCCCTGTGTGTGCTCGTACTCATGCAGCTTACGCCGGTGGCGGGCAGGCTCGGCACGGCCCTGTTCCCTCAATCTTTCGATCTGCTTGGTTCCCAGGCCAGTCACCTTACCTAGAATGGCGTTTGAGATGAAACCCATTATTGTTTGTTTTCAGCTGTGTGGTCTTATTGTCTTGTGTTATGTTTCTTGTATTTGTATATTCGTAAAATATTGTATTATGTTACTGTCGCGATAATGTTCGGCAGCTACAGGCCAGCTGTTTCAATCATCCTCAGGCTACCGCTTATCGTTTTTTTATC